TATTGGCGGATCCACGCAAAATCTCAACAAAATCACACGTAAACTCAATAAAAAGACGTCAGAAGTTCAGACCATTCGCTCCTGCGATATTAGAGGAGTATGCTAACGATTACTTTGAAATGCCATCACATTCGAGATATATGCAATATGTTTACCAATGTAAGCGTCCACATGACATCCCTGCGGTTCTACACGTCGATAATACCGCTAGGGTACAAACGGTGCCAGAAACATCGGAATCCATCCTCAGGGAGATTCTAGAGGTGTGGTACGAACATACAGGTTGTCCTGTTCTATTGAATACATCATTGAACGTAAGGGGTAAACCTATGGTAAATGACATATGTGATGCTTTGAACTTCTCCGCAAAGTACCATATTGACGTATACTAAATAACGCAGTACAATGAAATGAAAAGCATTTTGTAATGGCAAAAGGATTTAAAGTGGTAACCACACCACCAGAAAAAGGTGGTAAAGGCGCGGACGACGGTGAGTTCACTATTGACAAAGCGCGAGAACTTGTAAAAGGTAAGACATTCATCTTCTGTTTGCCAGGTAGAACTGTATCTTACATATTCCTCAAGAACTTCGTACAGTTAGCATTTGAGATTGTACAGAAGGGCGGTACTCTACAAATATCGCAAGACTACTCATCTATGGTCAACTTTGCCAGATGTAAGTGTCTAGGAGCAAATGTTCTCAGAGGTCCTGATCAGTTACCATGGGATGGTAAGTTGAAGTATGATTATCAGTTATGGATCGACAGCGACATCGTATTTGGTCTAGAACAGTTCTATAGAGTACTATGGATGCAAAAGGACATAGCAGGTGGTTGGTACGTCACAGAGGACGGAAACACCACATCCTGTGCACATTGGTTAGAAGAGGAAGACTTCAAAGCAAATGGTGGAGTTATGAATCATGAAATGCTTGATGGTATTCAGAAGCGTAAGAAACCATTCACATGTGACTATTCTGGATTTGGTTGGTTACTTATAAAGCATGGTGTATTTGAACATGAAAAAATGAAGTATCCATGGTTTGCACCACAGATGCAAGTCTTTGAATCAGGTGAAGTACAAGACATGTGTGGAGAAGATGTATCCTTCTGTTTAGATGTACAAAAAGCAGGATATGAAATATGGATAGATCCTAAATGCAGAGTTGGTCATGAGAAAACTAGAATAATCTAATTTTATAGATAGCGATGAAGTGCAATAATAGCGTAGAAATGGTCGACCATTACAATATATTCGTAGAAGGTGTTTTGACTCACGAAAACATAACAGAAGAAGAGATGGAAGAGGTAACGCAAGATTTGGCAGATAGTTTTTATAGTGAAGGTTGGCCACATCCTAAGGACGTACATGTAGAGTATCTCGGAACCGACGACGACTAAATAGATAAATACACCGAGAACTCCTTCTATAACGGAATAGTGGCTCTTCAGAGAACTTCACAACCATTCAAAGATATATCATTATCGATGAGACGTCATCCGATGACTAATGATATTATATTGCTAAAAAATGAGGACGCGATCAAACGTTCTGTACAGAACCTTGTGCGTACGAAATTGGGTGAAAGGTTCTTTGATTCTACGATAGGGACTAGAATAACTGGTGCTTTGTTTGAATTAGCAAATGATGATTATATTGAACCCATTCAGACAGAGATAGAGATGGTCGTAAAAAATTACGAACCAAGAGTGAACCTGAGAGATGTAAACGTAAGATCTTATCCAGACAATAATTCACTCGAAGTCTCCATCGATTATGACATCATAGGACTTGCTGCTCCCTCCCAATCAATCAAATTCGTTCTTGAACCGACTAGGCTATAATGGCATTACAGCAATTTACAAACTTGAATTTTGACGATATAAAAGCGTCAATTAAGAGTTATCTTAGAGCAAATAGTAATTTCTCAGATATGGACTTCGAGGGTTCTAACCTCTCCATACTGATAAACATCTTAGCGTATAACTCATATAGTACAGCATACAATACAAACATGGCAGTCAATGAGACATTCATTGACAGTGCTACATTGCGTGAAAACGTAGTTTCCCTAGCAAGAAACATTGGATATGTACCACGCTCTAGAAGGGCAGCAAGGGCAACTGTGGACATGTCATTTGCAGGTATTACATCCACTACAAAACAGATTACTATACAACCAGGTGTAATTGCTAACGGAGTTGTATCTAACGTAAACTATATTTTCTCATTACCAGAAGAAGTAACATTACTAGCAGACGATGGTGATGCACAGGGTAGAGTAGAGATATATCAAGGACAATATATTACAAACACATTTGTTGTAGATAACTCTAATCCTAGTGAGAAGTATGTTCTAGCAAATGATGGTATAGACACATCTACAATCAATATAAAAGTAAGAAACAGTTCATCTGACAATACTACTACACAGTATAAACTCGTAGATAACATTGTGGGTGTTACATCAATGTCTAACATCTACTTACTACAAGAAACATCAGATGAGAAGTATGAGGTTCTATTTGGTGATGATATCTTCGGTAAGAAACTACAATCAGGTAATATTGTATCAGTCAGTTATATAAGGACTAACGGAAAGTCTGGTAACGGAGTAGCACAATTCAACTTTACAGGAACTATAGTTGATGAAGACGGTGCTTCTGAAACAGACTATAGTGCGTTCATCACAGCAGGGGAACCATCTTCTAATGGTGACAGTATTGAACCAGTAGAGTCGGTCAAGTACTATGCACCTCGATTATATTCAGCACAACACCGTGCTGTGACTGCAAATGACTATGAAGCGATCTTACCATCAATATATCCTAATATAGAATCTGTTAGTGCTTATGGTGGAGAAGAACTAGATCCTCCACAGTATGGAAGAGTTTATATTGCAGCAAAACCTAAGAATGGTGCTTTCTTATCAGAACTTACTAAGAAGCAATTATTGAGTTCTTTGAAGAATTACTCTATAGCAGGAATAGTTCCATCATTTGTGGATCTTATGTTCCTATATGTTGAGATAGATTCGACAGTTTACTATGACTCTAACTTTGTTGGAGATAAAGATACTCTACAAACAAACATACTCAACTCATTGTCAACTTATGCTTCTGGCACTGAGTTGAACAAATTTGGTGGTAGATTCAAATATAGTAAGATATTGTCTGTGATAGACAATGTGGACACTGCTGTGACCTCTAACATATCTCTAGTAAAAATGCGAAGAAATATCAATTCCAAGATAAATCAGTTCGCACAATATGAGTTATGTTTCTTGAATCAGATGTATGCACCTGATCCTCAGTACAACATACACTCAACAGGATTCAATGTATCTAATGTAGTGGGTACATGCTATTTCAGTGATACTAAGATAGATGATGATCATGGTACGTTGTTCATGTTCCAAATCCTATCCGATGACAGTATCAAAGTTCTATCAAACAACTTTGGACGTATTGATTATAAGAAAGGAGAGATAGTTTTAGACACGGTAAATATTACTGGGACAATAGTTGAGGACAACGTTGTAGAGGTGGAAGCAGTTCCTCTTTCTAACGATGTTCTTGCTAGAAACGAGTTGTACTTACAGTTTGATATTGCTAAGAGTAATTTCAGAATGAGAGAAGACACTATCTCCACAGGAGCAGACACATCAGGGTCTAGATACAATCCACAATCTAGTTACTTTGCAGATAAAAAAGTTCGTGGCACTATTATAACCAGTAACGTTGGCTAATGATTGAAACCTCAATATCAAGAGTAAAAATTCATGAAGTAGTTCGGAATCAAGTTCCCGAATTCATAGAATCCGACAATCCACTGTTCGGAGAGTTTTTATCAGCATACTATATCTCCCAAGAACATCAAGGGGGAACTGTTGATATTGCTGAGAACCTTGTTGACTACAAGAGTTTAGACTTTCTAAACAATAGAAACCTGATAGGGTTTACTTCATTGACTTCACCTGTCAGTAAAAAGGATACTACGATATATGTTGATTCTACTGATGGTTGGCCGAATCAGTTTGGTTTACTGAAGATAGATAATGAGATAATTTCATATGCTGGTATAGGCACTACATCATTTGTAGGATGTAGGAGAGGATTTAGTGGTATTGAGAATAATAATAAAACAAATCAACCAGAGTTTCTTACATTTACACAGACAGGGGTAAGCACACATCCAGAAAGAGGACATGTCACTAACCTCAGTAATGTATTCCTACAGAACTTCTATAAGAAACTAAAATCACAGGTGCTACCTGGTTTTACAGAGAGAAATTTACACGGTAAGGTATCTAAGAGTAATTTTGTAAGACAGGCAAAAGACTTCTATCGTACAAAGGGTACTGAGGAAGGATTCAAGTTATTATTTGGTGCACTATATGGTGAGAAGGTTGAGATGATTCAACCTGCCAACTTTATGATACGTCCTAGTGACGCAGATTATGTTGTCAACGATATATTGATTGGAAAGCAAGTATCTGGTGATGCTACTAAGTTATCTGGACAGACTCTGTTTCAAAATAATAACCCACAGACCAGTGGATCAATTTATAACGTTGAAAGTAGTATAATTA